TCCAGTGTTCGTTGAGATGCTGAAAGACGAAGACTCTCGTGTACTGAACGCCGACTTCGGTGGCTCAGGTCTCATGAACGGTCTCGTACTTAACAACCTGCACGGCTTCCGTGTATACGTATCTAACAACCTGCCTTACCTCGGTACAGGTGCTGGTACAACAGGTACAACTGCACAGTCAACTAACTACGGTGTTATCGTAGGCGGTCAAGACGATGCTGTTGCTTCTGCTGAGCAGATCAACAAGGTTGAGAACTACCGTGACCCAGACAGCTTTGCTGACATTGTTCGTGGTATGCACCTCTATGGAAGGAAGATACTCCGCCCTGAGGCTCTTATCACAGCAAACTACAACGCTGCTTAATCACGCTTAATAAGGCGGGCTGGTCTCTTAGGAGGCTGGCCCCTCTTTACTTTCTGAGGGACACCTAATGGCTAACTATGTTACACTGGTAAATCAAGCACTGCGTCGTGTTAACGAGGTAGAGTTAGACATCGGTGGCGATGGCTTTAGCGATGCCCGTAACTTGCAGGCTTTAGCTAAAGACGCTATTAACTCTTCTGTTCGTGAACTCTTGCAGAACACACAGGAGTGGCCTTTTACTCTTACAACATATGCGCAGCCTATGACTGTGGGTACAGGTGTGTATGACCTCGCATCTGACGCCTCTAAGGTAGACTGGGATACATTCTACATCAAGCGCTTATCTTCTAAGGGTAACACACCTGAGAAACTACCTGTCCTTACTTATGAGGACTACCTGCGTTATCACCGTGCTGGTGAGGATGTAGGCGGTACTGATGCTTACAATGTACCTACTAAGGTGTATCAGACGGAAGACTTGAAGTTTGGCGTTACGCCACTGCCTGATGATGCTTACGAGATTGAGTATCGCTACTGGTCTTACCCTGCTGATATGGCATTCTACAACGATGAGTGTATTGTACCTGATAGGTTTAACACTGTTGTAGTTGATGGTGCAGTGATGTATCTCATGCGGTTCCGTGCTAATGAGCAGAGTGCTGCATTGCATCAGCAGAAGTTTGAGGATGGTATGGACAACATGCGTCGCTTGTTGCTTGACTCTCCTTTGTACCTTACATCCACTGTTATTGCGGGTAAGCACTTCAACCCACAGCCAGGCATTAAGTAATGGCAGATAACTTACGCACCTTTGCTACTCCTTGTATGGGTGGCTTGGTAGTTAACCAAGACCCTCTAACTCAGGGTGGTCAGCTAGCTGGTTCTGCTACACGTTTGATTAACTATGAGCCTGCCTTGAATGGCGGGTATCGTCGTATTAGCGGATACACTAACACATACGGTGAAGTACCTGGTGAAGCTACTACTGCTGTACTTGGTGTTCACGTATCTGCTGACATTAATGATGGCATCTTTGCTGCACGTAAGCCTGCCTCTGGTAGCAACTACTTGCACAAGTGGAACAACTCTACAGAGTCGTGGGACACCGTTACGTCTGTAGGTTCACCTACTATGGTAGGCGTAGACAAGGTACGCTTTGAGAGCTTTAACTGGGGTACACCTAAGTTTGCTATGGCAGATGGTGTTAACCCTGCTTCTACATGGGATGGTACGACATACGTACAGCTTAATGGCGGACAGTCGCCCAGCGCCCCTAGTCTTGTTGCAGCGTTTAACAATCACGTGTTTCTTGCTGGTGATAGCTCTGAGCCGTACAACTTGTACTTTAGTGCGCCACTAGATGAGACTGACTGGACACCTGCTTCAGGTGCTGGCGTTATCAACGTAGGCTTTGAGATTGTACAGCTTAAGTCTTTCCGTAATGAGTTGTACGTCTTTGGGCGCAACAACATTAAGCGCTTAGTTGGTAACAACATCTCTGACTTCGTGTTGCAGACAGTTACGTCTAACCTTGGTTGTGTAGCACCTGATAGCGTAGCAGAGTTTAACGGTGAGATTCTCTTCCTAGCGCCTGACGGTATTCGCCCTGTTACTGGTACAGACCGTATCGGTGACATTGAACTTGCTACTCTGTCTAAGCCTATCCAGTCTATCTTTGAAGACTACACAGCTAACGAAGATCTAGCTACTATGACTACTGTAGTAGTTAAGAAGAAATCGCAGTTCAGGTTGTTCTTCGCTAACCAAGACTCTCTAGGTATTATTGGCGCTATTCGTCGTAGTGGTACAGGCGGTACAGGCTTTGAGTTTAGTCAGCTTGTAGGTGTAGAAGTTAACTGTGCGCACAGCAATTACATTGGTGACGAAGAGTTTGTACTTCACGGAGACTCCAACGGGTTCGTATATCGCCAAGAAGTAGGCAATGACTTTGATGGTAGAGACATCTTTAGCTTGTTTCAGACACCGTTCTACTACATGGATGATCCTGCGCTACGCAAGTCGTTCTACGATGTAGATACGTACATGCGTTCTGAGGGTGAAGTAACTGTTACTATGGCAGTAGATTACGACTATAGTGACCCTACTATCACAGTAAGCTCCGACTACTTCCTGTCTACTGCAGGTGCTGCTGCATACTATGACAAGGCTACGTTTGACTCCACAGACATCTATGATGGTAACCCATCTCCTGTAGAACGTACTACTATTGCTGGCTCTGCTAAGTCTGTGTCTATTCGTTACGTTACAAACGATACAAACCCTAGTCATACTATTCAAGCTATTACACTAACATATGGCCTACACGACAGGCGCTAGAAGAGGAAAACAAACATGTCAGGCTATACACGCCAATCTGTTGCAGATGTGGTACCTACGGCGGTAGTACGTGCAGCGCCTATCAACGCAGAGTATAACAAACTCCGTGATGCTTTCACGTTTAGCTCTACAGGTACTACAGGACACAAGCACGACGGTACAGCAGATGAAGGCTCCTATGTACCGCTGATTGCTGATCTTGATGGTAAGAACAAAGTAGAGGTTATCCAGGCTAACAACCGCATCGGTGTTTGGATTGAAGTGGGTGGCACATCTACTGAGCAGTTCCGCTTTCAGGACGGACTGATTGTACCTGTACTAGACAACGACATTGACCTTGGTACTTCTTCATTGGAGTTCAAGAATGTTTACGTAGACGGTACAGCATTCATTGATACAGTAAGTGTTGGTGATAACGACTACACTACTATCACTGATAACACTTACGCTGTTGCAGCGGGTGATCTACTCTTTGATGTAGCAGGTAACATCAACTTAGATGCTGATGGCGGTAATGTAGTACTTAAGGATGGTGGCACTACGTATGCTACATTTACAAGTAACTCAGGTGATCTTACACTAAAGAGTGGTACTACTACTGCTGTAACATTTACAGGTGCTAACGCTGACCTTGCTGGTACACTTGATGTAACAGGTAACGCTACATTTGATAGTGATGCTACCATTGATGGTAACACTATTATTGGTGCTACGAACACGAACACTGTAGCGGTTAACGCTAAGATTACTACGGCTCTTGTACCTACTACTAACGGTGTTAATGCGCTGGGTGGTGCTTCTGCTTACTGGGGTGACAGCTTCCTAAAGAGTGTAACTACCACAGGTAACGTTACTATAGGCGGTAACATTACAGTAAACGGCACTGCTGATTTTACTAACACTACACTAGAGAACGTAAACGACCCGACTACTGCACAGCAAGCAGCCACAAAAAACTATGTAGATACAGCTATCAACAATCTTATCGCTGGCGCTCCTGCCACACTTGATACGCTAGACGAGATTGCTGCAGCTATCAATGACGATGACAATGTTTACACTACCCTAACAAACAGCATCGCAACTAAGCTATCACTATCAGGCGGCGCTATGACAGGCGCTATTGCTATGGGTGGCAATAAAGTAACGGGTGCAGGCGCACCTACTACAGGTTCTGACCTCACAAACAAAACGTATGTAGATAGTATTCTTGGTTCAGCAACCGCAGCAGCAGATAGTGCAGCAGATGCACAGAAGCTAGCTATCAACCCAGAAGATAGTCAATATACTCTCTCTGACAGTGTGACAACAGGTTTCTCTGCTTTGCACTATTCAGAGAAAGCATCAGAGACTTATGCTAACCTTCTAGCTCTTGCTAGTGTAGTTAGTGCTACTGTAGGCGACTATGGTTTTATCAACGCCGATCCAGACTCAACGGCAGATTACGGAGCATTATAAATGAGTACGCAAATCCAACGCCGCCGTGGTACAACTGCTGAACACTCTACGTTCACTGGAGCCGCAGGCGAACTTACTATTGATACAACTAAGAACACTGTCATCGTACATGATGGTGCTACAGCAGGAGGCTTTCCTCTAGCTAAAGAGAGTGGTGTCCCTGCTAGCATCAAAGACTTGACAGATGTTTACGCTGCTATGTCTCCTACAGATGGGCAAGTACTTACATTTGATACTACTAATGGCTGGCAGGCTGAGAGTATCCCTACTATTAATACACTAAGTGATATTGCTAACGTCACTATTACAAGTGCTACATCAGGTGAGTTCCTGAAGTGGGACGGTGCTGCATGGGTAAACGATAGTATCCCTACTATTAATACGTTGAATGATATTAGCAACGTGACTATCACCAGTGCAACTACAGGCGAGTTCCTGCAGTGGAATGGTTCAGCCTGGGTTAACGCTGTAGTTGAAGCCTTTGATGTACAGACACAAACTACTACTGCTACAACACAGGTGACTGTTGCATCATATAACGCAACAACGTATGATGGCATCAAGGTAGTCATTACGATGCACGACTCTGTAGCCACTGAGCGTAGCATCACTGAGTTGCTTATCACACATGATGGCACTACTGCTGTAGCTACTGAGTATGCACAAGTTAATACTGCTACTGCTCTGGCTACGTTTGATGTAGACATCTCTGGTGGTAACGTCCGTATCCTAGCTACACCAGCAAGCACTAATAGCACAGCGTTTACAGTTAAAGCTATTACTCTGTAAGACTAATACTCCTAGTGGAAAGGGAAGCTAGATGAGCAATACGAAAGATACCTTTGGCTATCAGTGGGTTCGTAAGTCTACAGGAGAGTTTTACAGAGGTATTCATACAGGTGTCCCAGAAGATAACTACGCAGGTAGCGGACACGTTTTTAAGGCTAAATATGGGGGCCACAGGAAAACGCAGTGCAGTAATCCTGATGACTGGGTACGAGATATTTTGTTTATAGGCTCCCGTGAAGAATGCTTATTGTGGGAGTCTCTTGTGGTTACGCAAAGAGAAATAGATAACCCTAAATGCTTAAATCTTGTGTCTGGTGGAGACTCTCCTTTGTATGTTTCTGATGAGACTAAACAAAAGATGTCTGATGCTCGTTCAGGAGAGAAGCACCCTATGTATGGTAAGTATCACTCCGAGGGCGTTAAGTCTAAAATATCTAGTACGCTGTCTGGGCGGACCTTAACAGAAGAGCATAAAAGAAAGATAGCGGAGTCGGGCAAAGGTAGGGGTCACTCTGAGGAAGCTAGAAAAAGAATCTCAGAGGCTAAGAAAGCATACTGGGCTAAACGTAAAGAGACAACTATGGAAGGTGAAGTAGATGTCGGGTAACACTAAAGATTTTAAGGTACGTTCAGGTATTCAACCCACGGTCTATCACGAGGCTGTGGGTACAGTTGTGTCTGGGAGTGAGGGTTACTACCTTGCTGGTGCTAGTTATGATAGTAAGAGTTTTAGTGTTGCTGGTCAAACAGCCTTACCCGTAAGCTTGAGATTTAAGTCTGATGGTACAAAAGTTTATGTTTTAAGCACCTCTGCTTCTGACGTAATGTATCAGTATTCACTAAGCACTGCTTGGGATGTTTCTACAGCCAGTTATGATAGTGTTTCATTGAGTGTAGCTACACAAACAACAAGTCCCATTGGTATGTACTTTAAGGCCGATGGCACAAGTGTTTATGTCGCATCTTTAAGTCCTCAAACTGTTTATCAGTACGACTTAACAACTGCATGGGATTTAAGCACAGCTAGTTATGCAAGTAAGTCTTATAACGCATCTACTCAGATGGGTACAGAAATGCGTGACGTTTTGTTTAAACCTGATGGCACAAAGATGTACCTAACTTCTTCTAACAACGATGCAGTGTATCAGTACAGTCTATCTACAGCTTGGGATGTCTCAACTGCTAGTTACGACAGTAAGAGTTTTAGTGTTTTCTCTTATGATAGTACGCCCCAGTCAACAGAGTTTAATGATGACGGTACTAAGTTTTATCTGAACGGACAGCAGTACGATAGCATACGTTCATTCTCGTTATCTACAGCTTATGACATTAGCACTGCGTCTGATGATGGGATAACATTTGATTTATCATCTCAAGATTCGTCCACTTTTGCTATTGCTTTAGGTGATAATGGTAACAAACTCTACATGGTAGGAATTACCAACGACACCATCTACCAATACTCCACAGTCCTAACCACCAACACTCTAGACCTATCCACAGGTAACGTCTTTGAGATTACCCCAACGTCTGACATCCAAGTAACACTAACCAACCCTGCTGATAGTGGGACATCTAGTGGTGCTACTTTGTTGTTGAGTGGGAGTGTAGGATCAAGTTATGACTTAGCAGGAGCTAGTTACACATCTGCGTTTAGTGTAGCAAGCCAAGAGGCCACTCCGTCTTCTGTAGCTTTTAAGTCAGATGGCACAAAGATGTATGTTATTGGTTCCACTGGCGATGATGTGAATGAATATGCGTTATCTACAGCTTGGGATATTACCACAGCATCTTTTACAACAAACTTCAGTGTTTCTTCACAAGGAACAAACCCCGCTGGAGTTACATTTAAAACAGACGGTACATCTTTTTATATCACTGACGCCAATAACTTTGGGTATCAGTATGACATGTCAACAGCATGGGATGTCTCTACTGCATCTTATGCAAGTAAGTCACACGACTTCACATCACAAGCGGCATCACCATACAGTATAAAGTTCAAATCTGATGGCACAAAGATGTATATAGCTAATGCAGGGACAGATGATATTTATCAGTACAGCCTATCTACAGCTTGGGATATTTCAACAGGTTCATACGATAGTGTAACTTTTGCAGCTACGGATGCAGGGGCCGATTGTAGGGCAGTTGAGTTCAAATCAGACGGTACAAAGATGTACATTGTAAGTAACACAAATGATGCGGTGTATCAGTATTCATTAAGTACTGCTTGGGATATATCAACAGCTTCGTATGATAGTGTCAGCTTTAGTGTTACATCTCAAGAAACTACACCGACTTGCGTTGTTTTTGGTAATAGTGGCACAAATATGTACGTGGCAGGTTTTGGTAATGCGTCTGACAATGTGCTTCAGTACAGCACAGGTTCCGCAGCCACCATCACATACGACTCAGCCCTACAGTTCTCTGGCGGTACAGCACCTACGTCACCCGCTATCGGTACTACAGACGTACTAACATTCAACACGACAGACGGTGGTACTACATACAATGCTGCACTTGCTATAGACGGAGCTTCCTAATGTCAAACAATAAAGACTTCGTAGTGAATGGCCCTGTCGTTATCGGCAAGGACACTAAGGTTACAGTCGGTAGTATTACATCAGGTGACATTGACCTAGCCACAGGCAACTACTTCGATGACACACTATCTGCTAATACGACATACACACTTAGTAATGCAGGGGATGTGCAAGCGTTTCAGCTAGAGGTTACTGGTGGTGCTGTAGGGTATGACTTAGGTTCTGCTGTGTATGATAATGTTAGCTTTAGTGTATCTCAAGACTCACGCCCGTATGACATGGCGTTCAATAGTACGGGAACAACAATGTTTGTGATTGGCACTGACTCTGACAACATGTATCAGTACTCTTTGTCTACAGGCTTTGACGTTACCACTGCTTCATATGACTCAGTTGCATTCTCTTTTAATTCACAAAGCACTTCAACTTCTGGGTTTGCAGTAAAACCAGATGGCACTAAGGTTTATGTTATAGGCGGGACAACAGCATACCAGTATGACCTGTCTACTGCTTGGGATTTAACCACGATGTCCTATGCAAGTAAATCTTTTTCATTAACGACTGGAACAGAGGGGAACCCTCGTGGTTTAGCATTTAGTTCTAACGGTATTAAGATGTATATGGTTGGGTCAGATGACGACACTGTTTATCAATATACATTAAGTACAGCTTGGGATATATCTACTGCGTCTTATGATAGTGTTAGTTTCAGTGTTAGTAGCCAAACCGCTGTGCCTTCTGATGTAGAGTTCAATTCAGATGGCACTAAGATGTATATCTTAGAGAGTGGCAATGACGGTGTTGTCTTACAGTACTCCCTTAGCACCGCATACGATGTATCTACAGCTAGTTATGACAATGTTAGCATACCTGTTGGACCTGGTGTTGGTGGTTACGAAGGGGACGCACAAGGTATAGCATTTAGTTCTGACGGCACTAAGATGTATGTTTTAGGTTTTCAGACTGACACCATTTACCAATACTCCACTGCCACAGACGCAACCCTCACATGGCCTAGCTCAATAGAGTGGGCTGGTGGTGTAGCACCTTCTGCCCCTGCTAATGGTGAGACAGACGTATATACATTCACGACTGACGATGGTGGCACGACATACACTGGTGTTAAGTCCATCGACAACGCAAGCTAATCGTATAACATAGAGGAGAGTGAATCTATGGAAGCATTTCGAATTAAGAACGGCATTACGGCCACACGGTATTTAGGTAGTAACGGTACTGAGACTGCTGGTAGTGTAGGGTACGCCCTATCTGAGGCATCTTACAATAGTGTTAGCTTTAGTGTGACTACTCAAGATACATTGCCTCGTAGAGCAATTTTCAACAATGATGGTACTAAGATGTATATGCTTGGGGCCTCTAATACGAGTGTATATCAGTACTCTTTATCTACAGCTTTTGACGTTAGTACTGCTTCTTACGACTCTGTTAGTTTTAACGTAGGTAGTACGATGGCGGGGCCTTTTGACGTTACTTTCAACAATAATGGCACTAAGATGTATATACTTGCATTTGACACTGATGCCATTCACCAATACACTTTATCTACAGCTTTTGACTTAAGCACCATTTCATATGATAATGTTAGTTTTAGTGTAGCTAGTCAAGATACTTTGCCTCGTGGATTAACTTTTAACACTGATGGTACTAAGCTGTATTTGGTTGGGGATACTAATAATAGCATATATCAGTACTCTTTATCTACAGCTTTTGACGTTAGTACTGCTTCTTACGACTCTGTTAGTTTTAGTGTAGCTACTCAGGATACTAGTCCGTCAGGTATAGCCTTTAATACTAATGGGTTCAAGATGTATGTGGTAGGGTTTGCTTACGACAGTGTATATCAATACAGCCTAACTACAGCTTTTGACCTAAGTACAACTTCTTATGATAATGTTAGTTTTAGTGTGGCTAGTCAGGACACTACTCTTTATGGCTTGGCTTTCAACAGTGCTGGCACTAAAATGTATATACTTGGTGGTGCAACAGACACCATATACCAATACTCTACAGCACTCCTAACACAGACCCTAGACCTTTCCACTGGTACTACATTCAGCTTCACCCCTAGCGGTGCAACTACAGTATCCTTCACTAACCCACCAGCATCAGGTAATGCTATAGGTTTCTCTGTAGAGATTAACGGTAACGGTAGTGCTATCACATGGCCTGACAGTGTGAAGTGGCATGAGGCTACAGCACCAGTAGCTACAGCAACAAAAGAGTTATACACGTTTGTTACGACTAAGGGTGGCACAACGTATTACGGCAAGAAAGCCGCTGAGGGAGTAGCGTAATGTCTAACACTAAAACAGTAATGAGCCAAGCGGCTAACACCCAAGGTCTTCCTCTTGATATTACAGATGTGTTCAGCACTTATTTGTATGAGGGTGATGATCTAGTAAAACAGATTACTAACGGCGTTGACCTTGATGGCGAAGGTGGGTTGGTTTGGATTAAAAGCAGAGACTCCGCTACTTCTCCAAACTTTGACCACATGCTTTTTGATACGGAGCGTGGCGCTACAAAAAAACTAGCGTCCAATACAACTGCTTCTGAACTCACAAATGTAGATACTTTAACGTCTTTTAACTCTGATGGGTTTACAGTTGATGATGATGATGGAACAAATAAAAACCTTGAGAACTACGCCTCTTGGACATTCCGCAAAGCACCTAAGTTCTTCGATGTGGTGACTTACACTGGGACTGGTAGTGCGCAGACTATTAGTCACAGCCTTGGTAGTGTGCCTGGCATGGTGATTGTAAAGAATATCACAACGGGTGGGGCTAATTCTAACTGGACAGTGTGGCATAAGGGACTGTCAGATAACAGTAAATTCGTAAGGCTTAACACAACAGATGCTGAAGCTACGGCATCTAATCAGTTTAACGGTACAGCCCCAACGTCTACTGTTTTCAGTGTTGGAACAAGTAGCAATACAAATGCGTCAGGCGATACTTTCGTCGCCTACCTATTCGCCCACAACGATGGTGACGGTGAGTTCGGCCCTAGTGGTGACCAAGACATTATCAAGTGTGGGAGTTATACTGGAACAGGCGTAGCAAATGATTTGCTTGAAACACTAGGCTTTGAGCCGCAATGGATGCTTGTAAAGCGTACTAATGCAGCGTCTGACTGGATCGTTGTTGACACCATGCGTGGCGCAGTTGCTGGCGGTGATGTGTATAATATCTACGCAAATCAAAGTGATGCAGAGGTTGAAGTAGGCTCAGTTGCGCCAGATGCTGTCGGTATCCGTTCAGGTAATGTTGGAGCTTGGGGTGAGAGTAACGCCTCTGGCGGCAACTACATCTACATCGCCATCCGCCGTGGCCCGATGCGTCAGCCTGAGAGTGGGACGGAGGTGTTTGACGTAAACAAAACAACGTCGAACCAGTTTGTGAACACTGGCTTCCCTGTTGATCTGCAATTAGGCCAGTTCACGGGCGGTGGCGAAACCTATGTGGTTGATCGTCTTCGTGGTATGTCAACATCAACAACAGGGTCTTTTCCTTTTCTGCGCACACAAGGCACTAACGCTGAGTCCTCAAACACGGGCAGTATTGGGTTCAATGGTTTTGTTCAAGACGGTTTCTCGCACACTCTTGGCAACTTCCCTCAGGCTCTTTGGTCGTTCCGCCGTGCGCCCGGCTTCTTCGATGTTGTGGCGTATACTGGGGATGGCACGGCAGGACGTACTGTAAGCCATAACCTTGGTGTTGCACCTGAAATGATGTGGGTTAAGCGTAGGAGTGCCACTGGGGGGTGGGGTGTTTACCATAAAACTTTAGGGGCCTCGGCTTACCTTGTTCTTCAGGTAGATAATGCGGCTTTTACGGAGAACAGTTTTCCGTGGAACGACACTGCGCCAACAGAGAGTGTTTTCACATTAGGCTCAGGTTTTACAAACCAGTCAAGTAGCACATACATCGCCTACCTCTTTGCCACCCTAGCTGGCATCAGCAAAGTGGGCAGCTACACGGGTAACGGCTCAAGCCAGACTATCGACTGTGGCTTTACGTCAGGCGCTAGGTTCATCCTAGTGAAGCGTACAGACAGCACAGGTGATTGGTATGTGTGGGACACTGAACGTGGTATTGTCGCAGGGAATGACCCATACCTTGAGTTGAACACGACAGACGCAGAAGTGACTAGCACGGACTGGGTTGACCCAGACAACAGTGGCTTCATCGTAAACGGCACGACAATCAATGCTTCAAGTGCTGAATACATCTTTTACGCAATAGCATAACAAGGAGAACACAACATGTATGCTAAAATCAATGGTGGAACAGTAGTAAAGTTCCCGTACACATTCGGTGATCTACGCAAGGATAACCCTAACGTATCATTCCCTAAGAACATCACACAGGGTATCATGCAGAAGTATGGCATGGTAGGTGTCCTAGAAGGGCCTAAGCCTGAATGTGGCACTTACCAGCGTGTAGAACGTAACGTAACACCCACACGCCCTGTCATCGGTCAGTACACAGAAGAAGATGCACCTATGCCTGACATGGTAGGTGAGGACATCATTGCTGGTTACTGGATGATTGGCTATACTGCTGTAGATATGTTTGCTGATACTACAGAGACAGACGAAGATGGTAACGAAGTCGTAACCACTAAAGCTGAACATGAAGCTGCTTACCAAGCTACACTGGATGCTAAGGCTGCTGAGACTAACCGCAAGACACGGGATGACTTGCTTGCTGAGACAGACTGGATGGCACTCTCTGATGTAACTATGTCTGCTGAAATGACTACGTACCGCCAAGCATTGCGTGACATTACTACACACGCTAACTGGCCTAACTTAGTTGATGCTGATTGGCCTACTAAGCCTTAATAAAGCTTGACATTCCAGCAGATATAGGTTAAAACTATGAGTGACATTAAACTCTCCTCAGATGAACTAGAAGACATGCTGGATCGTGCAGCACGGCGTGGGGCTAAGGAAGCCCTGCGCTCTATCGGCTTACTTGATGACGATGCACATAAAGACATTACAGAAATGCGTAGCTTGCTAGAGGCATGGCGTGATACCCGTAAGTCTATCTGGACTACAACAATACGTATAGTCACTACAGCAGTACTTGTGTTCATTGCTGGTGCTGTATGGATGAACATGGGTAAGTAAGGACATAAGAAATGGCTAAGAAGTTTGGTGGCTTTACACCTCAGCAACAACAAACACTGCTATCCAAGATGGGCTACTCTGGCCCAGCCCAGCAGGATGACTTGAATAAGTTCATGATGTCTAGCCCTAAAGCTGCATCCATGATGGGCAGGTATGCACAGATGGCTAAGGCCCGTGTAGAGGGTGGCCCACGTACTGCTATGCAGGTTGGTGGCTACATGGCTCCGCCTAACCCTATGCAGCAGCCTGTACAGCCTCTTGACTATAACCGTTTGTACGCTAACCCTAACCAGCAGCAACGTGTACAGCAACCTATTGCTATGCAGGCTGGTGGTACGGTGCAGTCTCAGATTGATGCACTGCGGAAGCAGTACAAGGAAGAGATGGCTAAAGATGGCCCTGACAGGAATGCAAACCCAGCGTTTATACGCTCTCAGATTGTTGCACTAGAGCAGCAACAGCAAGCTGCTACCTCTGCTGCACAGACTACGCCTGACACTACAGGTGGGCTTGACATGAGTCCTACACCCGATTCTACTACTACAGGCGCAGCAGAACAGCTAGGCTTTACACCTACCGATCCTACGCCTGTACTACCTGCTGACACTCGTGGTGCGTTGGATACTGCACAGGCAGGCTTAGCCCAAGAAGAAAACTTACTACAAGACTATACACAGCAGCTTGCAGGCATGGCTGCAGATGACCCACAGCGTGAGTCGCTAGAGGAAGCTATCCAGCAGCAACAGACTGCCGTTACTGGCGCTAAAGCTAATCTATCGCAGGCACAGACTAACTTAGAGCGTGTAGGTATGCCTAGCACCACAGAGATGCGTGCTGACATTCTTGAAGACCCTATGTCTATGGTTACTACTGCTGATGTAGCACGTGTATCTGATGCGGATCGTGCAGGCGGTAAGATGGCTGCAGGTACAGGCCAAGCAGGCGCTGCAGCTACAGCAGATACAGTAGCGGCGGCTAAAGCAGGTGATGTTGTAGCCCCCGAAGTTAAAGAGGCTGCTACCTTTACTGCCGAACAGACAGCACAACAGGTGCAGGACACACTAGACAGACTTACTGCTGTAACAGGTAAGCCCAGCGCTGAGGCACTAGCTGATGCACAGACTATGGACCCTGAACAGCTAGCACAGCTAGGCTTGACAGTAGATCAGATTAATCAGGCTGTAACTGTACAGGCTCCTACACCTCGTGAAGTACAAGAGGGTGAGCTTATTGAAGGCTCTACTGTAGACATGGCACGTGTAGAGGAGGCAGTTAACTTCGCTGCAGCTACAGGTGTACCGTCTACTGAAGCTACTGTGCAAGGCCAGCTTACGGGACTACTTGAGCAGTTTGAGGGTGGTGAGACACCTCCATGGGCTGCAGGTGCTATGCGTGCTGCTACAGCTACCTTAGCTGCACGTGGGTTAGGCGCATCAAGCATGGCGGGACAAGCGGTTGTACAGGCTGCTATGGAGTCTGCACTACCTATCGCTCAACAGGATGCACAGACACAGGCACAGTTTGAAGCACAGAACCTGTCTAACCGTCAGCAGACTGCTATGTTCGCTGCACAGGAGAGAGCTAGGTTCTTGGGCATTGAGTTTGACCAGAACTTCCAATCACGTGTAGCTAACGCTGCTAAGATCAGTGACATTGCTAACATCAACTTTAGTGCTGAGCAACAGATTGCACTAGAGAATGCTCGTATGGCTCAGACTGTAGACATCACTAACCTGCAGGCTCGTAATGCTAAGATCATGGCTGATGCTGCAGCTATGTCACAGCTAGAGATTACTAACCTTAACAACAGACAGCAGGCTGCGGTACAGAATGCTCAGTCATTCCTGCAGATGGATATGACTAACCTGTCTAACCAACAGCAAGTCGCTATGTTTAAGGCGCAGGGTAACATTCAGTCTATCATTACGGATGCTGCTGCTGCCAATGCTGCTGCACAATTCAATGCATCTAGTGAGAACCAGACTAATCAGTTCTACGATAACTTGACTACACAAGTAGCACAGTTCAACAACGAACAGTCTAACGCTATGGAACGCTTTAACGCAGACCAAGCCAACGCTATTGCTCAGTTCAACGCATCACAACGCAATGCACGTGATCAGTTCAACGCCAGTCAAGCACTTGTAGTTGAGCAAGCTAATGCTCAGTGGGAGCAGGCTATCACTACTATGGAGAATGCTGCACAGAATGCAGCTAATCGTGACGCAGCCATGCAAGCTAACAGCCTTACTGAGACTACGTATAACAACATGCTGCAGCAAGAACGTGATGCACTAGACTACGCATGGCGTTCAGCAGAGAGTGCCTTGCAGAGAGAGAGCAGCCTGATGATTGCTGAGATGCAGACACAAGCTGAGGTAGACATGGCACGAGGTGAAGGCACTGGTAAGCTTCTTGAAAAAGGCGTAGACTTTGTTTTAGGCTTGATGGATTAAGGTTTAACATATAATGGCATTATTCAACAACACACCCATGCAGCCTACTGTAGCTGAGCTTGAAGAGCTTATCTCTTCTGAGCGAGAAGCTATACAGTCAGGTAGAGGCATTGCATCTAAGCCTCAGCAAGTAAGCGCTTCAAAGGAAGACCTTGTGCTAGGCTTCTTCAATGACATCTTTGGTGCAACACAAGAGAAAGCGGAGGCTGTTCGTGAAGAGATTGCTCCTGACATGGAAGAGATGGCTAGACGTTCTGTTGTCGGTGCAGTACCTACAAGTGTTCGCCCTATGGCTAGGCCTGACCCTCTTGCTACACGCATGTTTGATGAAACAACAGACGCCCCCAAAGTTGTAGAGGAGCCTGCACCTGTAACTGCAGAAGAGTTGGAATCCGAAGGGGTAGCATCTGCTGATGTGGACGCTGCTGTAGCTGAGGCACTAGAAGAGCCTGCTGCCACAGATGGCGGTGGCTTGATGAGCCGCAGGCTGGACGAGAAGGGTAAGGCTTTACCCATTACAGAGCTTAGAAACTACACAGATAACTATGCAGAGGTTTATCTTACAGAGCATGAAGGACTGAAGCCTCACAAGTCTTTAGAGGGTGGTAAGGATACGGCTGCATTAGGGGTTAAGTTTTCTTTAGGTCTTAAGCGTAGTGACTATAAGTCAGATGCAGAGTTTGCAGGTGCAGTGGCTCTTAAGCATAGAGATAAAGCTAAGGCTAAGTTTGGAGAAGATAAGTGGGCCAACCTACCTGAGAGTGTTAAGTTCGCTATGACGGACTTGAATTACAATACAGGTACTATCGGCTCTTCGGGCGATAAAGAAGACACTACCGCTGCCATGAAGAACACCTTAGACTTTGTAGGCATGACAACCAAGGCAGGAGAAAAGGCTTCTCTTATATCTCTAGCTAAGAGACGTGCTTGGAACTGGAATAAGGCCGCTTCTGACATTGGTGAATCTGAGATTGCTAAGATTAAACAGATACCTACCAGCACTGGCGGCACTAAGTTTGAATACTTAGACGAAGACGATAATGTCGTACACTCCACCACCACAACTAGGAAGCCTGTAAAGCTTGACAATAGCGGGAAGGCTACAGTTCTTACTACTACTAGAGAGATGGATATGTAATGCTTGGCCTTCCTCTTGAACTAATCACAATGCTAGGCTCCACCGTGTTAGGTGGGGTCATGTCTGTATGGGGCCAGAGCATTAAAGCTAAACAAGCTCAGCAAGAAATGCTTATGCAACGTGCTGAGTTCAACAGAAGTGCTGTAGCTGATGCACGTGATGCAGGCAAGAAGGACTCACACTTTGCTTGGACACGCAGGCTCATTGCTTTGTCTGCTGTGTTCAGCATTATTGTCTTGCCTAAGCTAGTCGCTGTATGGTATCCTGAAGTAAGCGTATTCGTAGGCTACACTGAAGCTACAGGTGGTCTGTTTAACTGGTTGTTTGGCCCTGCAGAAGCTGTGCAGTGGAAGATGGCTACAGGCTTCGTAATCACACCCCTAGATACACATATCGTATCAGCTATTGTAGGCCTCTACTTTGGCGCTGGATTCACTAAGTAAGGTATAACACTATGTCATTATCACCCTTTGATGGGCCTATCCCCGGCCAGTCCCTAACTGCTGAACCCGGCAACGCACCTTGGGAAAAGCCTTCTAAGTTCTCTGATCCACTTGATGCACTTGAAATGTACATGGAGAAGCTGGGCGATGAAGAGACCCTAGACGATGTGATGGATATGCTAGACATTGGCATCCCTGTAGCGGTTGTGGCAGGTACTATGCTTGGCATGGGTGTCATGAATGGTATGCACACTGTAGACGTTAAGCTTTTGCTTAAGCCTTTGTTGATGGCACAGATCAAGTCTCTCGCTGATGCTACTGGTGTAGAGTACAAGATGACTATGGCAGACTACCGTGACCGGGATGCAGAAGCTGAACAGAGACGTAGAGCTAAGCTAGCTGCTAAGCTTGGTATGCGTACTGAGGGTGTGTCTAAACCTGATGCGGGTCAAGAGATCATGATGAAGGTAGAGGGTGAGATTGAACAGACTGAGATGCAGGAAGAGCCTGTAATAGAAGCTCCAATGCAAGACGAACAACAGCCACAAGGCTTGATGGCAAAGGAGCAAATGTAAGATGGCTATTCGTGGTGCGTTTAGTGCAGGGCTTGTCAAGGGCTTTGCTGAAAGTATGGAAAAGAGTATTGATGAGCGCAAGGCACGCATGAATCAACTCATCGACAATCAGATGGATACTGTGCGTCGTACTGCTCCTAAGATTGCTAAGTCTATGGCTGAAGCTAAGAATGCTCAGATGATTATGGGCGAGATGAAGGCTCAGTTCGGTGTCACAGATGAGGAGTTCATTGCTCTTGCTCAAAGCTACGACATCAATCAAGTATATGGTGCTATCCAGAAAGCACAAGCTAACCTGCCAGAAGGTGCAAAGATAGACAAGTCGCAGTTCTTGGGTTCGCTTAACATTCCTAAAGGTACATCCCTGCCAGAAGGTATGACAGCAGAGCAAGCACTTGAAAGTATTTACCTTGGCTATGCTCGTAACATCAGCGAAAAGCCTGACGATAAGTCTGAGGTACACAGAGCTAAGTCTTGGGGCAAGGCTCTTAAAGACACTCTCATGCTGGACCCTCGTGCATCAGCAGAAGAGCAGTTGGAAGCCATGTCCTACATGGGTATCCCTGTACAGGAAGTGCTGCAGTATGAAGCTTCTCAGGGTGTAGGGTATCAGCCTCTGCCCGGTGCGCAGCGTGTGCAAGGCTTTGACATTGACGTAACTGATTACAAAGAGCGGGACTACATGTCTACCGCTAACACGTATGAGCGTACATTCACTCGTACCTTTGCTGGTACAGATGACTTAGCTAACGTGACTGACATGGCTGGTGCATTGAAGGCTATCGGTGCTGAGGATGAAGCTGAACTAGGCAACCGTCTACGTAAGGGCGGTACAGCTATTGCTGATCTAGAGTTAGGCCTTTCTCAGGCGGGTGTACAGAGTAAGCTTGAGCGTGACCGCACTCTGCTTAGACTATCTAATGAAGTCAACACGTCTGCTGAGATGGATAACCTTATCTCTGCTGTAGAGAACGGTACTGCGGAAGAGCTTATCCTAGAGTCTATGCAGAAGAACGGTAGACTGACTAACGACTACATTGAGTATATCCTTACTGGTACTATGCCTACTGAGGAAGACCAGATTGTTGAAGACCCTACGATTACTCCTGAGCCTGACGACTTAGAGCAAGCTGTAGTTGCACAAGAAGGTGATGCAGAACCCGCAGAGGTAAGCACAGGCGACGCAACTGTAGACGCTATCTTAAATAACGCTCCTGCAGAAGACGATGAAGGAGAAACAGAAGAGACAGGCAATAAAAGCGTACAGCAACGTCTAGACGAAAACCAAGACAACCTGCGTGCAGCTATGGCAAGTGTCACTAAAGAAGAATGGCAGAACATGTCCCGCTCTGAGCGTGAGGAAGCAGGTCTACCTGTACGCCCACTAGACATGCGCTTCGCTGGTGCGGATGCATTTAAAGGTAACGAACTTCCTTCCACTACGGAAGCACCCGAAGGTAGTATTGCTGCCAAGGAATACGAGTCTGCTGCGGAGTTTATTCAGGACAACGATCAACGTATCCTTGATGAACTAGAGAGTAAAGGCCTTACTGGTGAGTCCAGCAAAGATGAAATCAAGCGTGCCTTGACAGACTTCTATCGTGCTAACCAAGACGATCCTACTATCGGTAACTACATCGCCAATGCACCCATGCAAGACATTGACAGAATTGCAGATGTCTTTATGCTTACGTTGAAGCAACTAGAAGAACAAGAGTAAGGCATCACAATGGCTGATCAATACACGTACTATACGCCTGACAACATGAAAGGCAAGAAGGTATCTGACTTAAAGAGGAACCCTGAGTTCCTTAAGGATGCTGTAACCTTTCTTAAGAGTAGACGTAAGGGCTGGACAGATGAGGAGCTAAAAGGTCTTACACCTGATGACGTAGCCTATGAGGTGCTAGAACACTTCCGTATCATGAATACAAACGAAGTAAGCATGTCTAAAGACTACTACTTTGTTAAGGATGATAAGACTCAAGAGAGCGAGAAGCAGTCCTATGCCCGTCTCATGAATGCATTTGATAATGCTAAGGGTGAAGGTATCTTGGACGGTGGCTTTGCTGGTGTGCGTGACTATGCTGAAGGCTTCCTGACAGCCCCTACAACGTACATCTCTGCTGCTGCGCTACCCCTGACAGGCGGTGCTGGTAGTGCCGCTGTACAGGCCGCTAAGGAAGGCTCTAAGCAAGCCCTGAAACAGTTAGCTAAGCACTCCATTAAGCGTGGTCTGTTGGACACAGCGTTTGAGGGCAGTGTTGCTGCTGCATCACAGCTTGGTACAGAGCTTATCAAGAAAGATGCTAGTGCTACTATTGGTGAAGACTATGAAGTAAGCGGTACAAACATTGCTCTAGCTGGTGCGCTGGGCGGTGCAGCAGGTGGTGCAGCTTATGCTATCCCTGCACGCCAGCAGTACAAAGGTGCGCAGCGCATGGTTGAGGTTGTCGAGAAAGGCAACTCAGCTAAAGCAGCACGTATGGCTGAGACAACTAACCGTGCAGTAGAAGACTTGAAGAAGCTGAACGAGACAACAGAAGGACGTAAGTTCATCAAGTTCAGTAAAGACAAGTTGATGGCATCCATTGACCCTAAGCTTGTCGAGGAAGGTATGGCTGCTAAGGTAGACATCCTGAGTGAAGACTTGCCTGACGGACTTATCGGTGGCTTAGATCGTGGTACAATCCAGCGCTTAGGTGCTGCATCTGTGGACCTAGCACGTCAGCTAGGCGTTAAGCCTGAGAAGGGCCAGCGTATCACGGAGTACCTTGCTCGTCGTATTGATGAGGGTGATGGTGTAACACTGTTTGATAGCGTAGCAGACAAGTATGGCTTGTCACGTAGACAGCTAGCTGCTGTGTATGCTGCTGAGGTATCAGAGGCTGCTCGTATCCTTGTGCAACAAAAGCAATTCAAGACTGCTGCAGGTAAGAAGCTCACAGGCAAAGAAGCTAGTGAGGCTGCAGGTAAGTTCAAGGACAAGCTAGACGAACTGTACGACATGGGTATGTCTACTGTGTCTGGTCAAGAAGCTAAAGAGCTTAGTGATGCACAGCTACAACTAACCAGAAGCCAACGTGTAGTGCGTAACCTTCGTAATGTTGAGGATGCTCGTCGTGCATTCATGACTTCACAGCCTGCTACAACCATGCGTAACAACATCTTTGGTGTTGCTATGACAGGCATTGATGCACTGGACCAGTTCAACGCATACATGCTGCGCTCTGTCACAGGCAAGGAGTCTGCTGCTGCTACACTAGATGGTACAGGCGACATTGCTAAGTACTTGCTGCGTGATCAGTATGTAGCTGAGACAGCCGTAGAACTACTGCGTCAGGATGCACCAGAGCTTATGCAGAAGGTGTTCATGGAGGCAGCACAGGCAGAGACAGGCGTAGTACGTAACACTAAGCTAGCCAAGGCTGGTACGTTTGTTAACACGCTCAACACTATGTCTGACCACATCTTTAAGCGTGCTGTTGTGGCTGGTACTATTGACCGGGAGCTAAAGCAACAAGGCTCTTCTCTTGCTGAGTACCTAGAGAAAGGCATGATGAGTGAGATACCTGACAACATTATCAACAAGGCTTTGGATGATAGCTTAGGCTTTACATTCCAGAGACGCTTTGGTGGTAAGGATGCCAGTGAAACTAACAAGTTTGTGAACAAGACCATTGGGTTTATCCATAGGTCAGGACTTACTACGCTAATCCCCTTCCCACGCTACCTTGCATCACAGGCTAAGTTTATCAAGGACTACTCTGTACTTAACATTGCGTACAAGGGCGGTAAGCTTACTGATGAAGAGTGGGCTAAGCAGATGACAGGCGGAGCTATCTTTGCTTCCGCTTACATGTACCAGAAGGACAACATTGAGCAAGGCCTTAACTGGTTTGAAGATGAAATGGTGTCAGGTGAGGTGACTAACGCACAAGCTGCTATGGGTCCAACAGCACCTATCCATTACGCTGCTAACATTGCTGCACGTATCTCTATGGGTATGCCTAACGATCTGCTTGATGATCAGGATCGCTTTAGCCGTAACATGATGAACCTCATCCTTGGCTCAGAGTTCCGCCCTAGTGGTACATCCTTGGATGAAGTAACAGAAACCATGTATAACGCTGCTAAGGCTATCGCTGATGGCGATACATCGTTTGATCCACAGCCTATAGCTAAGGTGGTAGGTGACTACTTTAGTACGTTCACATACCCTGCTGCTGTGGTGAAGGACTTCTATGGTCAGTACGATCCACGTTCATCCTATATCCCACAGACACTGGATGCTACAGTATCCCTGCCTGACATTGGCGGGCCACGTAGCCCTAACCTGTATCTGTACAGCAGGTTCGCTAAGAACATTGTAGACTTCAACTTGAATGAAATGTCTGCTACACTCAAGGATGCTACAGGCATTGACATGGGTACAACACAAGTAGAAGGCCTCATGAAGTTCATGGGTAGCTCTACTCGTACACACTTTCAGATGATGGACCCTGATAACCAAGACACCGGGTACGACGTTGTACGACATGATGTGTTTGGTGATGGGCCTATCCGTCAGCTTGACCCTCTGCTTAAACAGATCACAGGTTTCACTAAGAGTGCGCCACCTAATGCTTTGAAGCGTGAGATGGCTAAGCTTAACATTGATCCCTTTGCTTTGTATAACCCTTATCGTGAGAAGAACAGCGCACTAGAGTTGTTCACTCAGCAGATTGCACAGGGCTCATTGGCTGAGGAAGTAGAGGCTTTCATTGAAGCTGATCCAGTCTATCAAAGCTCTGACATACGACGTAAGCGCAAGCTGCTTGAGGATAAGATTAAGAACGTCATTAACAAGAAGCGTGACACAGCACGTACTATCCTGTCAGACTTCGCTGCTAAGAATGAAGAGTATCAGTCAGATTTCAATGCCTATGTGCGTGGCGAATACACTGCTATGGGTCCAAGAGAAAAGGCTGACGCAGATGCAGCATGGGCTGATGTAGCAGGGCGCTACAAGTTTGAGGGTAGGTCTATCACAGAGGCTATTGATGAGATCAACTCCTCTACTCAGTATGATGAGGATGAGAAGGACTCACGTAGGTCTGTACTACTACTCTGGTATATCCAAGCAGGTAAGCTAGAGAAGAAAACACGGCGTGCTATAACAGAAGCAGACTAAACACAAAAGAAGAGGGGCCACATTGAGCGGCCCCTTTTTTATTGTTTAACACCGTGCAAGTCTACGCATCGTTCTGCCCACATCTGCACTTCTATTAAGTTCTTCAATGCTTGATGCTTCTCTTCTGTACTATGTAGATTGTCTACAAGGTACTGCCTTACATCCTGCATCACTTCGTCCAACCCCGCCCTAAACTGTGTGTGTCTCCCAGAGATAAACGCCTCAGCTTCTTTCTCTAGGCTCAATGTGTTAAATCCCTTCCTTGAGGAACACCTTGACCCACTGCGCACAGATGTCAGAACGTATAATGTCCTCAACACCAAACTCTACAATGGGTACAGGTATCATGTGTTTCTTAGCTAAGTGAATTACTTTAGACAGACCGTCGGCTTCCTTCAAGTCTGACTGCTGTACGTCACCATTAAGTACAATAGTACTACCCTCACCAACACGAGTCAACAACATCTTAAGCTCATGCGTAGTGATGTTCTGTGTTTCGTCTACGATAATGAAAGCATTGTCAAAGCTACGCCCACGCATCAGTGCTAGTGGAGCCATCTCTACGTTGCCGTTCTTGATAGCTGTCTCTAGCATGCCCTTGCCCCAGTGTTTCTCTAACACGTCAAGCACAGGCAATGCCCAAGGGTAGGTCTTTTCTTCTAGTGTACCGGGTAGATACCCTAAGTCCTTACCTACTGCTACGTGAGGGCGTGTGATAACGATCTTGTCAATCGCCTTGAGTGTGTACTGGTCTGCAGCATACGTAGCTGTAACGTATGTCTTACCTGTACCAGCAGGACCAAGCACAAACACTTGGCTGTTCTGGTTAAGGTGATCCAAGAAAGCCTTTTGCTTGTCTGTCTTGGGGGTGATGCCAGAGGTCTTCTTAGTCTCAGCACCCTTGTAGTTAGTCTTTCGGCGTGACCGTGTTTGCTTCTTTGGTGGCTCAAGATTGTCCATCGTTATAGTGCCTTTTTAAATAGGTTAATGCTTTTTCTAGTCCGTCAATATCGTCACCTAAGTTTCCAAGACCTAGATTGCAATCTTCGCATAACCAGCCTCTAAACTTTAATGTGCTGTGGTCGTGATCTACTACTAGTGATTTTGTATGAGGTTTACTGCAGCAGTCACATACTTCTCCTTTTAAATGCTCATACTCTTTACGTAAGCGTATGCGTAACTTAGAGTCTTTCTTAAAACAGGTCTTACACCTTCTATCTAAGTTGTCTTTATTAGCAGCAGCAGAATAGTACTGATCTAAAGTTTTTACCTCATTACATACTTTACACCGTCTTCCCTCTGATCCATCAGGTGCTAAGGTTGAATCTGCTAAAGAACTAAACATTTCTAACTGCATTACACGTCACGCTTACCTTCATTCAACAGGTAGTCTTTCAACTCAGTGTAACCACCAATGTATTCACCTGAGGGGGCGAACACTTGCGGTACAGTAGTTAGACCCGCTTTGACCATAAGCTTTAACATCCAGCGGTTGTCTGCGTGTTGTACGTTATACATGTCATACGTTTCACCTGCACCAATGAGCAATGCCTTGGCGCTGTCACAGAAGTTGCATTGGCTGCGTGTTAGGATAGTGTACATACTTTCTCCGTTGTAAATGGAGGTCGCTGGAGGAATTGAACCCCGTGGCATCCATCCCACTGTTTAACGCCAAGAGTTTAGAAGACTCATGTGGGGGCAGCAACCATATAATAAGCAGTTTAGACACTTGCTCAGGTGCAGAAGACCGAGGTGTATGAAGGTGACAAGACCAGCACAGGGACGTTCGGTCATAACTTATGTCAGGTCAACAATCTCACAGCTATCACCAGAACATGCTAGTGTCTGACTTCCTGCCGTGTTGTCCTCAGCTTCATACTCTGATAGCTTAGCCCAGTCAATAGCTGTAGGCATACAAGATAGCAGTGTCTCATAGTCTGACTTACCGCACTCCTGATATGGCGCTTGCTGGTACGTATGCTCATTGTAGGGCAAGAAGCTAACACCTGACATCTCATCAAAGTGTTTGTACACGAATGCACCTACCTCAAACCACTCATCTGCTTTGACGTTGATAGTCACAGAGGGTTTGTGTTCACACCAGTTACGTTGATAAGCAAGCCACATCTCTAGCTGTTCAATGGCAGACATGTCAGACGTAGTAACTGCACCCGTAGGAGCTTTCATAGGGAAGCTGAACACTGTTGTGCTATCAGGCTTCATTACGTCAGGCTCGTTAGGGATACCCTGGTCAACCATAAACTGTGTCAGGGGGTCTTTGTTGTCACCTCTGACGGTTCGGATATAGTGGGCGCTGTGTCGGGCGTGAATGCCTGAAGCACTATCAACAAGCTG